CTGGTTGCAGGATCGCCAGGTAGTCGTTGTTGAAAACGATCTGAGCACGCAAGCAGTAGGTCTTCGGATCCTTGAACGAGTTCGAGGTGTCCAGCCCGCTGCGTGCTTCCTTGGGTACCGCGCAGTGACGGTAAAGCGGGTTGTTGTTGGCATCCTTCGAATCTTCAAACGAGTCTTCGTTGACCTCGCCGATCAGGATTTGCTTTCCGAAGTCCTCGGTGATGTCGCTGGTGATCGCACCGGCCCGGCCGATGTAAAGCATTCCGGCTATCTCGATCCGGACACCTGCCTTGCTGACGTAACCCTGGCTGACCGCCTCGGCGGCGCTGTACCAGCTATCGAACTCGACGATGCGTGCACCCTCGTAATCCTTGTCGGTCTTGATCCAGTTGCGCACCGTGACCAGGGCACCGGAGCCTGACACCGCGGCGAAGGCATACTTCTTCGCGACGTTGTCGTCTTCCATTTTGCCGAAGTCGTCGACACCAGCCTTGCTGTGAAGCCAGTAAACAACTTCTTCGTGAGCGTCGGTCACTTTGATGTCTGCCGGCATCGGCAGGCTGATGACCGAATCGTTTTGAATGACCGCGATGTCGCAGGCGCCGTCCTTCAGCTTCTCGGCGTTCTCGACGCTTCCGCCGGTGTTGATCACCTTCAGCTCGCTGCCGGTCTGTTTGGTGACCGTAGTGCCGATGGCGGTGCCGAGCTTCTCGTAGAAGCCACCTTCGCCGCCGGTACAGAAGCGAAGGGTTGGTGGTGCTGCACTGGCCACCGCTGAAACACTCAGCAGCACGGCCAGCAATAACGCTTTCGATTTCATGGGCGTTCCTCTGGGGTGGGTTACATCCCGCTGCACCCTGTCGCCAAGGTGCAGAAGTGATGCTGTCCGTTACCCGCGAGTGCGGTCTTTCAGGATGCGAACGCGGTCTTCGTCGAACCACTCGGGTTGAAGCAGCACGTTGTTTTTCAGCGCGCAAGGTGGCTGCAGGCGGTATTGATCTGGCCCATTAAGCTGCTGGGCACGCGCGGTGATGACGCCGTAAAAGCCGGTAATCGTGTCCTCCGCTTTCTGTCCGAGCTCGATCATGATTTTTCCTTTAGGTGAGTTATGCGGCGCGCTCCAGCGTTTCGGCGCGGCGAGTGATACGTATCTGGGCGATCCGAACTGACGGCGGCCGGCGGTCGCGGCGGGCGGGCTCAACTGACTGGATGTTGCTGACGGCGTTCATGGTCATCAGCGTGGCCAGGACGAAGCACATCGGCGAGATGATCTGGCGGCGCATGGCTTCGGCTACCAGAGCGGCGCGGCGGGTGACGCCGAGCTTGAACATTGCGTTGGTTAGGCGCTTCGCCACGGTGGCAGGGGATATGCCTGCTTCCCGGGCGATCTCCTTGGCGGTCAGGCCGAGGGCAACCCACAGAAGGAACTGGAGTTCTCGCGGCGCAAGACCGCGACCCAGGTGACCCTTCCATGCGCCATTTACGATTTCTGATTCCATCGCGTTGACTCCCGGTTGTTTTCCCAATGCACCCGGCCAACCAGGTGCATCAGTGAAACTTTCCGTCCTATTACCGCCGGAGGGGCGGGGCGCATTGCATACCGGGTCATTCACTCGGTTAAGGCGTTTCACCATCGAGCAGCCGTCCAGGGTGTTCCTGTCGTTGGCAGGCTTTCGGGCCTGTCTGCTCGCCGGTCGCCGGTAGAGGCAATGCGGTCTGTTGTATTTGTTGCGCAAACTGTTAAAGAGCTGCGAGCTAGTTGTGCTCTGGCGCCCTGTTCGCTGGCGTTGAAGTAAATTTAGCCATGAGCTAAAGATACGTCAATAGCTCCAAGCTAAATAATTTAGCTTTAGGTGAAAATAATTAGAGCTTCGAGGTCGTGAAAGGTATTTCACGATCGGTCTTTACGGAGGGATTAGCATCAAGCTAATATTCTGCGAGTGCTGTACATGCATACAGTAATTAAGGAGTGGTAATGGCGAGCCCGCAGAAGAAAAAGCCGCAAGAGTCGAAGCCGATGTCAGGAATGGAGCGCTTGACTCTTAGAGTTGCGAATATGATCAATCACCCAATTGCCCAGGATCGGAAGTGGGCAACGATTCATCGGCTCGACACCGATGGGGATAGAGAGTGGGAGGAGGTGATGAGCGCGCTTGCCGATGTAGATAGCATCGAGATGACCTTTAACGACGAAGACGATTCGGTCACGCTCCGATGGGAAGCACCTGCCGATGAAGATCCGCGTGTAGAAGCTCAAGATGAGTTCGATGCAGTGGAAGAGTTAGCGCCTTTCTGATGGGCACAAAAAAGCCCGCTGAAGTGGCGGGCTTTGAGTTGTTACGGCAATTCAGGCTTTTCTGGCGTTCCAGATAAGTAGCACCTTTGCATGAATGGTGACGTCGTCGATCCGGGCAGTCTGATTTTCATAGTGTGGGTTGTCAGAAATCAGCCGGTAATTCTCTTCGTCGAGGCGCATGACCCGCTTGATATACAGCTCGTTGTGCCAGGTCAAAACGTAGATACCTTCTCCAATGAAATCCTTTACACCCTTATCGACGATAACCAAATCCTTGTCGTTGATGGTGCCTTCCATGCTCTGGCCCCACCCATTGATCATACCCAGAGATGTTTTTGACGTGTAGGTGACACCTTTCTCACGCAAGATTTCCTCGCGCACCACTAGGTTTCGGACGACCTCCGTATATTCAGGCGGCACTTGTCCATGGCCCATTGCGGCGCGGATATCGTATTGAGGAATAACGATCTCTTCGTTGGTAGGGCGCAGGGTTGCAAGGTTTGCAGAGAGTTGATGGGGTGCGCCGTCATCTGGCTCTTCAGCAGCAGCAACAATTCGATCACGCGCTTCAGTCGAAAGCCCCTTCACCTTTGCAAGCATTTGCTTTACCTGATCAGCGGCTGAGGACATTGCTTCAGCAGCTGACGGCATGCTGACTTCTTTCGGTGCTGGAGTGACCGGCTCATCAGCGGTTTGGAGAGAGTCAAACCACCCTCGCGGCAATTTCTCAACCACTTCAATCCGGCGAGCAACATCGTCCCCTAGATTCTTGGCGGTCTTATCCGAAAGGATCTGACTTAGATGTGCAGGCGCCATCCCCCAGCGCTCGGCACAGGCGCCTTTTTTTTGATCGCCGATCAAAGTGATCAATTGGCGCTTGCGAATTGCATAGATATCCATGCGAGCAAGAATGCCATTCTTTAGCTCAATGCTAAATGTGCCCACAGCTAAATATTCCTTGCTCTGATATTAGCCCTAAGCTAAATTTCTCCTAGGTTTTAGGAGACCCCCTATGAATGACCACTTGCGCGACTGGCTCGCCAACGCAACAGCCGAACGCCGTCAGCTGGTTGCTGAAGCTGCGAAGACCACCGTTGGACATCTTTGGCAGCTTGCAGGCGGTCATCGGAAAGCATCTGCCGAACTTGCCGAGCGTCTTCAAGACGCCTCGGACGGCGAGATCACTATCGCTGGTTTACGGCCTGACCTTGTTGAGCTCGCCCACAAAGTGCTTCGCGGCGCGGCCTGATCACCAATCCATGAGTGCAATTATCGATGGGGAATGGGTGTAGTGGCAGAACGCCGGATTAGCTGTTGATTCATCCAGTACTTAAACGACAGGCACAAAAAAGCCGGTGGCTAGACCGGCTTCTTCACAACGCAAACACTTGAGGGGCCATTATGAACACGATCGTCACCCCCGGCAATACCCGCCATGTCGCGACACTTTTTGGACAATCGCAAAACGTGTCGCGTAGCACCATGTCCTCTCGCGAAGTTGCAGAACTGACGGGCAAATCCCACGACAACGTTTTGCGTGATGCCCGAGGCTTGCTCGCAGCGGGTGTCCTCAAATCTGAGGAGACCACCTACCGGCACCCGCAGAACGGTCAGCTCTATCCGGAATTCATTTTGGATCAGCGCGACTGCCTGGTTCTTGTTTCCGGCTACAACGCAAAAATCCGGGCAAAGATCATCGACCGGTGGCAAGAGCTGGAATCCCGCGTTGTTGGCCAGCTGCAAATACCGGCCAGCTTTGCCGAAGCTCTTCGGCTCGCAGCAGATCAAGCCGAGCAGAACCTTCAGCTCCAACAAGTCATCGCGAAGCAGGCCCCGAAGGTTGAAGCGCTTCAGCGCCTCGCCAAAACCCACGGCGACGTCTGCATCACCACGGCTGCCCAAATTCTCGGCATCCGTCCCACGAACCTATTTGCCTGGCTCAATCAGAACCGCTGGATTCACCGCCGCACCGCCCATTCAAGTTGGGTGGCGTATCAACCACGCCTGAACAATGGCTGGCTGAAGCACAAGCTGGTCAAGGTCGGTGGCGGGGAAGGGCAGGACATCAAGGTCGTTGAGCAAGTAATGGTTACCCGCTCGGGCATCGTCACGCTCGCCGAACAAATTCAAGGAATCACGCTGTGAGCGTTCAAGCAATGTCCTGGGCGCTCTCTCTGCCCACCGAGTCACTGAAAGACTCCAGCGCGCGTCACGTGCTGTTGTGCCTGGCCAACTATGCCGGCTCGAATGGTGCTGGCGCCTTTCCGTCTGCCTCGACCCTGGCTCAGGACACCGGCCTTTCCGAGCGCACCGTTCGTTACAAACTGGACGATCTGGAGAAGGTCGGGCTGATCCAGAGAGGCAATCAGGCCATCGCGGCCGTGCACATTGATCGCCATGACCGCCGTCCAGTCGTTTACGACCTCCAACTATCGCGGGGTGCAAATCCTGCACCCCGTACAAAACGGGGTGCAGATGACGCAACGGGGTGCAACTCACAACAGAACGGGGTGCAGCCTGAGACAGAACGGGGTGCAGCGGCTGCACCCAATCCATCACTTAACCATCAAGGAACCGAAGAGCAGCAGCGCGTGATTGCCGATGTGGTTGTCGAGCAGGATCAGGCCGCCATCGAGGAACTGGATCACCGTCAACGCTTCGCAATGTTCGCCGAGTGGGAATTTCCTGAGGTGTACATGACCACCCAGCTCAAGATCGCCGGACTTCCGACGGACTCGATAACTGACGAACTGCTCGCTGGCTTCAAGGGTTTCTTCGTCGCCAAGTCTTCGACCGTAGATACCGCTGCTGGCTGGTGTTTCCGATTGGCCAACTGGATCAAACGCGACCGCGTCAAGGCCGCTGGATCAGCATCAACCGTCGACTCGGACGAGTTCGATGACGATGACACCCAGTGGATGAAAGGAGCTTCGAAATGAGATCTGTATCCAGCGTTACCGCCCGAGCGATGACACAGGTGCACCACGGCGAGTTCGTCGAGGCGAACAATGAAGTGGCGGTTCAGGCCCAGCAGGACCAAGAGCGTGAAACGGGCAAAGTGATAAACCAACTGTTTCGCCAGTTACGGTCAATCCGCACGGCATGGCGCCAAGCATGGCCGGACAAGAAGTCTTACATGGAGTCGAAAGCCACTTGGTTGAAGGCGTTCATCGAAAACGGGATCTGTACCCAGGAGCAAATCGATATTGGCCTGATCCGGTGCCGTGCCGAGCCTTCCGACTTCATCCCAAGTGTGGGCAAGTTCATCCAAGGCTGCGTGCCTGCACCGGAGATGCTCAATCCGCCCCTGCCGCGTGTGGAAGCAGCCTACAAACAAGCACTGCGCAACTGCCACCCGACAATGCACAGCGTTGCAAAGTGGTATCACCCGGCCGTTTACCACGCCACGGCCGCTGCCGGGTTCAACAGCCTGCCGTTGCTCAGCCGTGAGCTGGGTCTGATCAGCTTCGAGAAGCGCTACCTGGAACAGGTCCGCAAAGTCTGGATGGGTGAGAAGTTGGGCCCGGTACCCGTTGCCGAGCTCGCCGGGCCTTCGACGCGCACGCCAGAAGTTGGCAACCAAGCGCTGGCCGAGATGCGGGCCATGCGTTCGCGAGGTGGCGGCCGTGCCTAATCCTCACCTCGTGACCACGGATCCGGCTGATTACCGTTACGCCGTGCATTGCTGCAGCTACAAGTGGGAACTCACCGACAAACCCGATCGCGCCGTGGCGTTGTTCGAGCACTCGTCGGCCGCGTTGAAGTTCGGCCAGGTGATGTGGCCGTCCACCTATGAAGTCGTTGATCGCACCACGGGGGAACGGGTATGCGCGTGACCTCGAAGAAACTCCGCGCCTCGGCCAACGGTCAGGACTGCGCCGTGCGCATGCCTGGTGTCTGCAACTTCGATCCGGCCACCACCGTGCTTGCGCATCTGCCGTGCGGGCAGAAGGGCATGGGCATGAAGGGCTTCGACACCGTGGCGGTTTACGCCTGCAGCGCCTGCCACGACGTGATCGACGGCCGTGCCGCTGGCACCGTTGATTGGCACGACATGCCGCGGGCCATCGCCGAAACACATGAGGCCCTGATCCGGGCCGGAATACTCACCGTGAAGGGGGCAGCATGATCGACCCAATGACCTTACTTGTTCTCTTGATCCTCGCCTGCTGGGTGCTCCGGGAGGTGTGTGGTCTGCTGGTCAGTCGTGAGCGTAAAGTCCGGGGTGGCAAATGAAAGCGCCAGTTATCAGGGGTTTCAAAGCGTCGGCACCGCGCGCGCCGCGCATCGATCGCGAGGGGCTGGAGCAGGCCGCTCTAATGGCCGAGCTGCGCGTTCGCATGCCGGTGGTTGCCGACCTGATCTATCACGTCCCGAATGGTGGTCACCGGGTGAAGGCTGTGGCTGCAAAGTTGAAGTCCCAGGGCGTTAAGGCGGGCATCCCGGATCTTGTCCTGCCCATGGCCCGCGGTGGCTATTTCGGCCTTTACATTGAGTTCAAGGCCACACCACCGAACGCCGCGCCAATCTCTGCCGAACAGCACGAGCGCATTCGCAAGCTCAATGCCCAGGGCTATCTCGCGGTGGTGTGCCGTGGCCATTTCGACACGATGGAGCAGATCCGCGCCTACCTGCGTCTCGCTCCCACAGTGGTGGCCGCATGACTATGACCGTGGCCTTTTCTGATGCTGAGATTCGTCGGCGTGCCGATGATCCTGCCACGGTGCTGATGCGTGACCCGCGACACCCGGGGCTCTACTTCCGCTTCACTGAGGCGCGCCCACGCGGGACCTGGAGCCTGGTCGTTCGCAAGAAGTGGAACCGGATCGGCGCCTATCCCGACCTGTCAGCGAAGGCGGTGTTGGCCGCGCTGCCTGACCTGCGCATGCGACTGAGCACCGACCCAGAAGCAGGCGCCGCCGTCTCGCCATGGGCCACACTGGGGGAGTTGCTGAGTTGGTACGCCGACCGCATGAGCCGCGATCGCAACCTCTCCGACAAGCGCAAGGCCACGGGAAAGTCCGCCATCGCCTGCCACTTGATCCCTCGCGTGGGTGAGCTCGCGCTGACCGATGTGCGCCACGGCACCCTCGACACCCAACTGATGTGGCCACTTCAGGAGACCTTGTCGCTGGAATTTGTCCGGCTGATCTTCGGATTGTTGGTGGTCGCCTGCCGTCAGGCGCACACGCTGGGCCTGATCCCGGTCAACCCGATGGCAGGTATCAAGTTCAGCGACTTCTCCAAGACCAAGATCAAGGCCAAGCCGGCACGCCTTCGTGGTGTGCAGATTGAGGGGTTGCTGGGCCAGCTGCATGAGCTGTTCGAGTTCGACCCGCAGCCGGCCATGCTTGCCCTGATGATGCTGTGCCACGGCACGCGGATCGGCGAAACCCGCAAAGCGCAGTGGTCGCACATCAGCCTGGCCGAGCGTACCTGGTATCTGCCGGTGGGCAATACCAAGACCCGAGTCGAACACTCGCTCCCACTGACCGATCAGGTCTGCAGCCTTCTAATCCGGTACCGCGCTGCGCAACAGGCGAGCCATTGCGACGGCGATTGCCTGTTTCGCTCCAACAGTGGAAAGGGAATGAGCGAAGGGCAGGCCAGCGCCGTGTTCACCGGGTTGGGGAAGGGCGAATGGAGCAGCCACGATCTGCGCAAGTTGGCCCGTACCGGCTGGGCAGACCTCGGCATCGACTTCCTGATTGGCGAGATGCTGATCAACCACGCCATGGGCCACAACGTGCAGGCCTACATCCACACCACCGTGGAAGAGCGCAAGCGTGCAGCCCTCGAACTGTGGCACAGCCATTTAGACCAGAAGGGTTTCGCCCTGATTCACGGGTTGAAGGAAGGTAGAAACGAAAATTCGGGTAATGCTCTGAAAGCCACGAAACGCAAGGCCTGCGAGGCCATTCAAGAATCAACCATAGGCGAGGTTTAAAAATGGATAAAAAGACCCACGGCCCCGCCTTTGTGCGTTGCCTGATCCCACTCACCGACTGCCCGTCATGCGCCGGGAAGGGGATCATCCAAGGCGTGTTTCACCAACTCGACTGCATTGGTTGCCACGCTTCTGGCTTGGTGCACGCCATCACCTTGGAGCCACTGCCGGTGGAAGAGTTGGTGGTGCAGTTGGGCATGCTGCTGCGTCGGGAGCGGCACCTCGCAACCCTGGCCACGGCGGCGAACGACACCGCGGAGCAGTACCAGCAAAATAACAGTCGCGGCGCCGGCCGCTCGTCTTTCAAGGGGGATTGAATCATGGCGAGAACGAAAAGCTTCACCGAGCGCACATCGGAAGACCTGCTGGAGCATTGGGGCCGCTGGGTCGTCCTGGGCTCCGGTGTGTCCTGCTGCGCGTCCCGCGAGAACACCCTGCACACGCCCATGATCACTGATGACGACGCGCTGATGATCGATGGTCTGATGGGGCGCCTGCTGAAGCGATACCCCGAATGCGGCAACGTGCTGATGAAGTACTACACCGCCCGGGACAAGGCCCTGGTCGACGTGGGAAAGAAATTGGGCTTCGGTGAAGAGAAGACCAGGCAGCTTTGGAAGGCTGGAATTGCGTGGATCGATGGCGCTCTGGAGTCGCGCCGCGAGGCCGCGTGAAAAGCCACATCGCGGATAGTGGCAATTTGCATTCGGCGGGTACAAAATGCGTCCCCCAGCCTGATTGCCATGGAGAGCTCTATGAATGATGTAATAGCACCGGTTCAAGTCAAACGCCCTGTCGGATTCCTTCTCGGTGTCGGGATCGTTTTCATCCCAATGATCTTCAGTTGGTTTCTCTTGCGCAAAGGCCACTCGGTTCTTGCGCGTGTAATAGGTTTCGCTTGGCTCATCTTGAGCCTGTTGGTGGTCCTTGGCTCTTCGTCTGGCCCAACCAGTGGGACAACTGGTCCCTCGCAGGCATCTACTTCGTCGTCAGCGCCGGCTCCTGCCGCAGCACCTGCAGAGCCGCTGAAAAGCTTCACGTCGAAACAAGTTGCGACCAGTTACGAAGAAAATACTGTTGCTGCTGATATGCAGTTCAAGGGTAAGCGGGTGCAAGTCAGCGGGCGAATTACTGACATCAATACGGATTTCATGGGTAATCCTTACTTGGTACTGGCAGGGGCGAATGAGTTCTTGGGCCCCCAGTTTGCCTTCGACAAGTCGGATATGTCGGTTATGGCTGCGCTTAAGAAAGGGGCGACAGTAAGCGTGATTTGCACGGGCAAAGGGGACGTTGCCAAAATCCCTATGTTCAAAGATTGCGTGATGGCCAAGTAATTGTCTGTAGAGGCCGTTGACAACCCCGGTCCCGGTCTATAGATTTCACATTACTTTGCGGTTTTTCCGCGAGCAAAGCCCGGCCCTAGAGTCGGGTTTTTGCTTTCTACAGTTCACAGAGCCTCGGCATTTGCCGGGGCTTTTTATTTTCGGCTCCACCACACCCATTGCTCCGAGCTGGGAGTGCCGCTGGAGCCGATCTAATGCACTCCCCGCAAGGGAGGAATCGAGATGCCGAACATGCCTGAGAAGGATCCTGGCCTGTGGGCCGCTGTGCTTGCCTGGTTAGTGATGCACCAGCCGCAACTCTTCGCTGCTGGCTTGTCCGTCGGCATCGCTGTTTTGCGGGTGATGTATGGCGGCGGTACACGTCGCCAAATGTACCTCGAGGGCGCGCTTTGCGGCTTAGTCACGCTCTCGCTGGTGCCATTGCTTGAGTGGATGGGGCTGCCGCAAAGCATGGCAACCTTTGTCGGTGGAGCAGTTGGTTTCCTTGGCGTAGAGAAGGTTCGCGGGTACTACGAACGGGCGGCGGCTCGAAAAGTGGAAGGCTGACGTGAGGTGAGGCATGGTAGGTATCAGTGCCAGCACCACGGTGGAAGAGCTGTCTAAGGCGCTCCGTACATTGGGCGCCAAGCAGTTGCCTTTCGCATTCGCGCTAATGGCCACCCGGCTGGCAGTGTTGGTGAAGAAAGGTGAGCTATCGGTAATGCGGCAGCGCCTGGACCAGCCGACCAACACCACCATGAACAGCCTCTACGTGAAGGTCGCCAAGAAGGAAAAGCCTGAGGCAAGAACCTTTTTTAAGGATGCGTGGACCTCTGGTGTTCCCGCTGACACCTACCTTCAGCAGGCAGTGAAGGGCGGTCGCCGCCCACATAAACGCTTCGAGAAAGCCCTGATCGCTAAAGGCCTCATGAAACCAGGGCAGTACGCAATCCCGGCACCATCAGCGCTCAACCAATTCGGCAACGTACCACGCGGCACGATCATGAAGATCCTGTCGGGGTTGGGTGCTGCCGAGTCGGTCAGTGGTGTGCAAGCCAATGCCACAGGCAGCAAACGCAGTAAGCGCAAGGGCAACGCTGACAAGTATTTTGCCGGCGATGTCGATGGCACACAGGGTATCTGGGAGAAGAGGAAGACCGCGTTCGGTGATGCCGTCCGGCCTGTCTTTGTCTTCAGTGATAGCGAGCCTGGGTATCGAGTGATCATTCCGTTTTACAAGATCGCGGACAACATCGTGAAGGCGAACCGAGAGCGAGAGTTCGCCAGCGCTATGGATCAGGCGCTGTCGTCAGCCCGGGGCTGACGGGCAGGGCAGGGGCCACCCCCCCCCTTTGGGTCCTTCCCAGGCACCCAGCCCCATGCGGGTAATTCGGGCCCCGCCCATCAAATATGTATGACCTTTTTTCAGAGGTTGGTTGTTGTTTAATCATGGCCAAAAACGAAACAACCAAGCAGCGCGGGTGGTTGAACAAATCCGAGATGGCTTCGAGCCTTGGGATTTCCCCGCAAGCCTTTGACAAATGGGGAGTTGCGCCTGTCGCACGCATCGGTCGAGAGGCGTTCTACACCGTGCAGAACGTGGTCGAAAACCGCGTCGAACACTCGCTTCGGAAACAACAACCTGCAGGTGAGGGAACCGAAGGTCTCGATCCGCTGATCGAGTACAAGCTGCTCGAGGAGCGCCGCGGTCTCACCGCCGCTCAACGCATCGCCCAGGAGAAGAAGAACCTGGTGCTGGACAAGCAGCTGGTCCCGGTCCCGTTCGCCACATTTGCCCTTGCCAAAATCGCTGCACAGATCGGCTCGAAACTGGACACCGTCGGCAAGACCGTCACCCGTCGTCACCCTGAGGTTGACCCTCGAATCATCGAGTCGGTGGAGCGGGAGATCGCGCTTGCTCGAAATATTGCCGCCAGCTTTGGTGAGCAACTTCCGGAATTATTAGATGAGTACGTTGAGTCCATGGCTGAATGATCTGCGCAAGTCGATCAAGCTAGGACTCCAGGCGCTCTACAAAGAACCACCGCAAACCGCCGTCGAATGGGCGGATGCAAATTTCTACATGTCCGCCGAGTCCTCCTACAACGAGGGCAAGTGGACGACCGAGCCGTTCCAGGTTGCGATCTTGAACAGCATGGGTAACGACCTGATCAACGTCGTCAACTTCATCAAGTCGGCGCGGATCGGTTACACCAAGCTGTTGATGGCGAACATCGGCTACAAGATCCAGCACAAGCGCCGTAACGTCATGATGTGGAGCCCGACGGACCCGGACGCCGAGGACATCAGCAAGAGCCACGTCAACGGCATGATCCGTGACGTGCCGGTGCTGGGCGACCTAGCCCCTTGGTTCGGCCGCAAGCACAGCGACAACACGCTCGACCAGAAGATATTCGCCAACCGGCGGACACTCTGGATCCGGGGCGGCAAGGCTTCGCGCAACTACCGTGAGAAATCTGCCGACGAGGTGATCTACGACGAGCTCTCAAACTTTGACGAAAGCGTTGAAGGCGAGGGCGCGCCGATCACCCTGGGCGACAAGCGACTCAATGGCGCGATCTACCCGAAGTCGATTCGCGGTTCAACGCCGAAACGCGCGGGCTCCTGCCAGATCACCAAGGCCGTTGAAGAGTCGCCGTACCTGCTCAAGTTTCACATCAACTGTCCGCACTGCCGGCAGGAGCAGACGCTGAAGTGGGGCGGCAAGGATTGTGAGTTCGGCCTGAAGTGGGAAAAGAACGCACTCGGTGAAGCCGAGAAAGCCTGGTATGTGTGCGAGCACGCAGCCTGCGTCATCTGGCACAACGAAATGGTCGAGGCCTCGAAGTCCGGCCGCTGGATCTGCGAGCACACCGGCATCTGGACCCGCGACGGTATGGACTGGTATGGGGCCGATGATGAAATCATCCGCACCCCGCGCTCGGTCAGCTTCAGTATTTGGGCGATCTATAGCACCTGGAGCACGTGGCTCAGCCTGGCTGAAGAATGGTTGAAGGTGAAAGGCGACGTCTCGAAGCTGA